CGGAGAAAAATTGATTCCGTGTACTTACTGTGCTCAGATATGCTTCGGCATCGCTGAGCGATATTGGGAGTCGATTACGTACACGGACGGGTGTAATATCCGTAGCCGCGTAGTACTCTTTTCCACAACTTTCCCTGAAGCTTCCGCTCCAGAAGGACTTGTTGTAGTTGACCTTGAGCCCAAAAGACTCAAGCAACTCAATAACGCTCGGAATACTGTCCACGGGGACGACTAAGTCGTCACCGTAAACGCTGACCTCTCCCACCAAGGAATTTATAGCTTGGCGGGATAGTGGTATCTGACGAGCTTTGAGTATTGCGGTGATAACGATGGCTGAAAAAACCATTGCCTCTACCGGAAAACACAAAGCAGAGCCCATAGATGCAAACTTCCAAAGACGTCTCATAGAGCCGTCAGGTAGTTTGGCGTATTGGGACCTACATGCAAGAACTGCTTCCTGGAAAACAGGAAAGTTCTTAGTAAGTCCCTTTACAACGCTAAGAGCAACACGGTCAGAAGCTTCACTAAGATCTAGTGTAGCAAGGTCTCCATCTCTGGAACCTTTCAGCGCATAACGCTGATTCTGAGTCTGGTCCCTAAATAGGACCATACCATAGGAATCCTTTGGGATCCTAGCCACGAGAGCGTGCATGAGCCCCTGCTGCATGAATTGCATGCAGGCAGGTTCCATTGCGATAACTCTCGGTGCCTTAGCCGTCTTAGGAACGAGGACCACTTTTACTGGGTGTTCCTCTCCCGGGTTATGAAATCGAGTGCGGGTGTTCTCGCCGTCTATGAAGGACGGTGATGGCACAGCATAGTGGAAATAAGGAAAAACAGGCTCAAGCCTGTCAAACCAATCCATTAAATGCCAGCGCGAGTTGGCTTTATAGCCATCTGCAACGCTGCCGTTACCATGACGTGGAACGAGGAGTAAATCCTCGATTGCTGTCTCAACGGACCTAATACCTTTACGATATAATGTAAAGAAGGTCCGTCGGACGTCATCCATCAAATCTGATGGAACACGTAATGCTCGCATTTCATCGTCAGTGGTTTGATATTCGATAAGTGCTTGTTCGCACTTGTCAGAGTCACACAATTCCTTTATTTTCCCGAAGGAACAAAGAAATTGACGTAGGGCCTTAATGGCACGGACGTTAATGTGCTCAGGGTCGAGTATCAAACCGGTACCAGGATCGAAAATCTGGCTAAGGAAACCTCCTAGAAATAGGGGGAGACCATTGCGTCGCTTGAAACCAAGCCACGCACTAGAGCCAAATTCCCCAAGGTCTAGACATGAGTCTAGTTCCTTGAGGAGTTGAGGAAGGATCAAGGTTAAAAACCCTTCTCCTTCTGATTCGATCCGTCGCACGACGGTTTCACCGTCGTGAGGGTCTCGTATCCCGCATGCTATCTGGCAATCCGCCAGAATAGCAAGCGAAAGTACTGTTAGGCTTTTCACTACATGCTCCTTAGAGTTACGTAGGTCCTAACCCTGTCTCTGCCTAAACTTGGTCTTTATAGCGATAGAAATCGCGTTTAAAGTCCTTGGGTAGGCGATCCAGCATGATACCTATTGCGTAAACAAGCAGGAATGCGATGGGCAGG